AGCGCGGGCGCGTGATGGCGTTCACCCCTCCGCCTCCGCGCCCGAAAGAAAGGGCGGCAATCCCCCGTTGATCGCCCTCACCCTCGCGGGACGCGCGGAATGGGGGCCGCGCGATTACGCGAATCTTGCGCGCACCGGCGTGATGGGCAACGCGATTGCCTACCGCTGCGTGCGCATGATCGCGGAAAGCGCGGCCTCCATTCCGTGGCTTCTCTATGAAGGCGCGAATGAGCTCACCGATCATCCGCTGCTCGCGCTGCTCTCGGCGCCCAACCCGAACGAAAGCGGCGCGGCGTTGTTCGAGCGCTGGTATGCGTTCCTGCAATGCGCGGGCGATGCGTATCTGCAGGCCGGCACGCTCAACGGCGCGGTGCGCGCGCTTTATGTGCTGCGCCCGGATCGCGTTGGCATCGTGCAAGGCACGAACGGATGGATTGCGGGCTACACCTACACCGTGAACGCCGACGTCACGCGTTTCGCGCGGGATGCATCCGGCTTTCTGCCGGTGATGCAGGGCAAGCTGTTTCATCCGCTGAGCGACACGCAAGGTTTCTCGCCCATCGCGGCGGCGGGCAACGCGATCGACATTCACAACGCGGGCGCGGCGTGGACCAAATCGCTGCTCGACAACGCCGCGCGTCCTTCCGGCGCTCTTATATACAAGGGCCCCGATGGCGCGCCGGGCTTGAGCGAAGAACAATTCGGCCGCCTCAAGAACGAATTGGAGAACGCCTATCAGGGCGCGGGCAATGCGGGCCGCCCGATGGTTCTCGAAGGCGGGCTCGCCTGGCAATCGATGAGCTTCACGCCGGGCGACATGGATTTCTCCGACATCCGCAACGCAGCAGCCCGCGAGATCGCGCTGGCCTTCGGCGTGCCGCCGATGCTGCTGGGCATTCCCGGCGACAACACCTATTCGAATTACCAGCAGGCCAATCTCGCCTTCTAGCGTGGCACGATTCTGCCGCTGGTGTCGCGCACCGCGCAGGATCTGACGCGCTGGCTCGGCCCCAAATTCGGCGAAGGCTTGAGGGTGGGCTACGACGCCGACCAGGTCGCAGCCCTCGCCATCGACCGCGAAAGCACCTGGGACAAGCTCAACGCCGCGACGTTCCTCACGCTCAACGAAAAGCGCATCGCCGCGGGCTATTCGCCGGTCGAAGGCGGCGATGTCGCGGGTCAGTAATCGCGAAGGCGTGATACATTTGCGACAAGAATTGCCTATACTGCGGGCAAATATAGGGGAGAGCCTTCATGCGTGGATTTGCCGTTGCCTTCGCCGGCGCGATGCTGTTTGCCGGCGCCGCCGCCGCACAAAATTGCTCGCTGGATCAACTCGTGGCGCTGCCGATCACCACGCTGCCAAGTGGCGCCATCGCGGTGCAGTTGCGGGTGAATGGCACGCGCGAGCTTTTCGCCGTCAGTTTGCAGGCGCCGCACACCGCCATCAGCACGGCGTTTGCGCGCGATCTCGGTCAGGCGGCGGGCAATAGTGCCGTGATTTCGGATTTTCAGATCGGCGCCTACCATTTCGGCAACGTGCCGGTGGCGCAGACGTCCGACACGCCGGACAACACCGCGGGCTTGCTGGGCGTCGATACGCTGCACGAATACGATGTGGAGTTCGATTTCCACGATTCGCAGATGATCCTGTTCGCGAAGAGTCAGTGCCCCGGTCCGGGCGTCGTTCACTGGTCCAAGACTTATACTGTCGTGCCGTTCAGCATCGATGCGCAGGGTCATGTGGTGGCGCAGCTCACGCTTGACGGCAAACCCGCGAGCGTGGAGATCTCGACGGCGCCGGGCCATGTGGCCATGCGCGCGCCGCGCGACGTCAAGGCACTGGGCATCGGCGCGATTTCGCTCGCCAATCCGCAAATCTCCGCCGCCACCGATCTCGATCCCGGCGCGGATGCGCGCATCGGCCTCGACGATTTGAAGAAGCTGCACCTGTTCTTCGCCTTCAGCGAAAACAAGCTCTATGTGACGCCTTAAGGGGCGACGATCATGTTCCTGAAACTCTCCAGCGCCGCTTTCGCGGCCGCGCTTCTATGCGCCGGCTCCGCGACGGCCGCGCCAGTTTGCGCGCTGAATCAGATCGCCTCGTTGCCGATCACCACGACAGCCAGCGGCAAGATCGCCGTGCCGGTGAAGATCGCAGGTCGCGACGTTCTGATGGCGGTGGAACTCGGCGCTGGCACCACAGGAGTCAACGCAAATCTCATCGAGCAGATGAAGCTCGACACCACGCCTATTCGCGATGCTGAAGCGGCAGCGGGGCTTGGGGGCTGGGGAACGCCGGGCGCTGCGAAGTTCATTTATCAGGACGACGTTTTTACCAATGGCATAACCACCGTACTGCAGCGCAAGGTCAACCTGGCGGAGTTTCAGATTGGTGCGCTGGACATCAAAGACTATCCAATGTTCGCGATGCCGGCGTGGACTAATGCCGACGGGATTGTGGGCGTCCTCGGCACAAGCATGCTCTCTCATGTCGATGTCGAGCTCGACTTCCAGAACGCGAAGATGAATCTCTTTCTACCAACGCAATGTACCAATCCAGTCTATTGGTCGAATTCATTTGCCGTTTTGCCATTAGAGTTGAACAGCCTCACCGGCGAGGCCACCTCACCGCTCTCGTTAGACGGAAAAACGTTACAAGGTGCTTTTTCGACCGATCCGGGCCACGGCGAGATGTCGTTGTTCGTCGCTACAAACGTGCTTGGTATTTCGATAAGTGACCCGAGAGTGAAGGAAGCTGGAATCAAAGCGAATAGTGATGATTTGAAGATCTATCGCTATCCATTCAAATCGCTGACACTAAATGGCATATCGATACAAGATCCCATGATTGATCTCACAACGGATCGACCTGCAACCGATATCGGCGATTGCGCGGATATCAAGCTCCGCGGTGGCTGGTACAGCGGCAGCGGCCAGGAGAAAGGAGCTAGCGCGATGTGCGCAACAGATTTGACCATCAGGCTCGATGAATTGCGCAAACTGCATCTCTATTTCGCATTCAGCGAGAAGAAGCTCTACGTCACCGCGGCCGATGCGCGCAAATGAAGTGAAACGAACATGAGCCTCATCACCGAACACATCCAGCCCATGCTGGATGCAAAACGAATTCCGGCCGCCCTTGTGGCGGCTTTTTTGTTGCAGACGGCCGGCGCGCTGTTCTGGGCGGGCTCAGCGGCGGAACGCATCACCGTTCTGGAGCGCACCGTCTCCGACAACCAGGCCACCATCGGTCGCGTCGCCGTGCTGGAAGAGCAGGTGAGCGAGATGAAGCAAACCCTCGACCGCGTCGATAACAAGCTCGACCGGATGGGCGAGGAGAAGCATCGATAACCAATGACCTCCCCCTGGTGGGGAGGTCGGAATGCGAAGCATTCCGGGTGGGGGCGTGTCTCGCGCAATTCCCCCCACCCGGCTCACTTCGTTCGCCGACCTCCCCACAAGGGGGAGGTGATTCAAGAAAGCACACACATGTCCCACACTGTTACGCACACGAGGCGCCGCCTCGTGCGGCTCAGCGCGCCCGCGCAACTCGAAACGCTCGGGCGCGATCAGTTCGAAGGTTATGCCTCGCTGTTCGGCGTGCCCGACAGCGCCGGCGATCTGGTTGCGCCGGGGGCCTTCACGCGCTCGCTGCGCGACATCAGCCGCATCCGGCTTCTTTATCAGCATGTCGCCGCCGAACCCATCGGCGTGTGGGAAGAGATGCGCGAGGATTCCACCGGGCTTTATGTGCGCGGCCGCATCCTCACCGATCTGGAACGCGGGCGCGATGTTCTGGCGCTGCTGCGCGAAGGCGCGCTGGACGGTTTGTCCATCGGCTTTCGCACCGTGCGCGCGCGCCGCAATGCCATCACCAAGCAGCGCACGCTTCTGGAAGTGGAGCTTTGGGAAGTCTCGGTCGTGACCTTCCCGTTGCTGATTGGAAGTCATGTCACGGCCATCGGAACGAAGAACGACGCGGCGCGCGAGATACGCAAAGCCGCGATGGTGCTTCGCGCCTAGTGAGTAGTGCGTAGGGAGTAGTGAATAGGAAGTCCTTTTCGCCACTCACTATTCACTACTCCCCTACTCACCAAGAAAAACAAGGAGAAAACATGGAACTGGAAACCAAAGACGGCGCGTCCCATCGCGAGATCAAGGATGCGTTCGGCGAATTCCTGAATGCCTTCGAAGCGTTCAAGGACGCCAATGACGCACGCCTGACGCAAATCGAAAAACGCGGCGGCGATGTCGTGGCCGAAGAAAAGGTCGAGCGCATCAACCGCGCGCTCGATGCGCAGCAGAAGACGATCGACGATCTGCTGCTCGCCAACCAGCGCCCCGGTCTGGGCGGCGACATCAAGTCGGCGCAAGTTCCGCGCGAGAAGAAGGCCTTCGACCGCTACATGCGCAAGGGCGATGCCTCCGCGCTGGAAAGCAAAGCCGCGCTCGCCGAAGGCACCAACACCGAAGGCGGCTATGTCGTGCCGCTGGAAATCGCCGGCACCATCGATCGCATTCTCGCCAAGGCGTCGCCGATCCGCGCGCTGGCGACGGTGCAGCAGATCAGCTCGTCGGTGTATCGCAAGCCGATCACCACGGTGGAAGCGGCAAGCGGCTGGGTCGGTGAGACCGACAGCGTCTCGCAGACCGCCGCGCCCACGATCTCGGCCATCGATTTCCCCGCGATGGAATTGTACGCCATGCCCGCCGCGACGCAGCCGCTGCTCGATGACGCGCAGGTGGACATGGACGCCTGGCTCGCCAACGAGGTGCAGATCGTGTTCGCGGAGCAGGAAGGCGCCGCATTCGTGAATGGCACCGGCAGCAGCCAGCCGACGGGATTCCTCAGCTACACAAACGTCGCGGATGCGTCGTGGTCGTGGGGCAATCTCGGCTACATCGCGTCCGGCGCTGCCGGCGCATTCGCGGACACCGATCCGACCGACGCGCTCATCAATCTCGCCTACGCGCCGAAGCAGGGCTATCGCGCCAACGGCACCTGGGTGATGAACCGCAAGACCGAAAGTGTCGTTCGCAAGTTCAAGGACGGCGACGACAATTACGTCTGGGCGCCGGGCGCCGGCGCGGGCCAGCCCGCGACGCTGCTGGGTTATCCGGTGGCGGAAGCGGAAGACATGCCCGACATCGCGGCGAACAGCTACTCGGTCGCGTTCGGCGATTTCCGCCGCGGCTATCTGGTGGTCGACCGCGTCGGCATCCGCATCCTGCGCGATCCCTACAGCGCCAAGCCGTACATCTTGTTCTACACGACCAAGCGCGTCGGCGGCGGTGTCCAGAACTTCGAAGCCATCAAGCTGATGAAGTTCGCGGCCAGTTAGCGAATAGCGAAATAGCGAATAGCGAATAGGGCAGCAACCCTTCGCTATTCGCTACTCGCCATTCGCTATTCGCTTTTGCGGAGCAAACAATGCCCCTCACACTCATCACCGCACCCGCGCTCGAACCCGTCACGCTCGACGAGGCGAAGGCGCATCTCAAAGTTGACACCGACGATGACGACACGCTGATCGGCGTGCTCATCACCGCGTGCCGTGCCAGCGCCGAATGGCACACAGGCCGCGCTTTCATCACGCAGAGTTGGGTCTTGTCGCTGGATGCGTGGCCGGGCGCGGCGGCGGACTGCGGTCTGCCGCCCGCGCTCTCCACCACGCCGCCCGCGGCGATCGAGATACCGTTGCCGCCGTTGCAGGCGGTCACCAACATCACAACCTACGCCCGGAACGACGCGGCAACGGTTCTCGATTCTTCGCTCTATCAGGTGGACACGGCGTCGAAGCCTGCGCGCGTCGCGCTGAAATTCGGCGTCGCGCCGCCAACGGATCTGCGCGGCATGAATGCCATCGCAATCGCCTTCACTGCCGGCTATGGCGACGCGGAAGCAAACGTCCCCGCGCCGATCCACGCCGCGATCCTGGAGATGATCGCCGACGCCTACACCAACCGCGGCGACACGTCTTCCGACCCACCGCTCGCCGCGCTCGCGCTGCTGGCGCCATATCGCATCGTCAAACTTTAACTGACCTCCCCGTGGTGGGGAGGTCGGAACGCAAAGCGTTCCGGGTGGGGGCGTGTCTCGCGCGGTCCCCCCACCCGGCTCACTTCGTTCGCCGACCTCCCCACCAAGGGGAGGTCAAAGGAACAACAATGCTCGGCTCTCTCAAACAGCGCGCCACGATCTATGCGCGCGTCACAACGCCCGATGGCGGCGGCGGCGGAACGCTGTCGTGGAACGCCATCGGCAGCACCTGGATACGGATCGTCCCGCAATCGGCGAGCAACGGGCTCGCGGCCGATGCGCCGCAAGCGCGTGTCGCGATCCGGCTCACGATGCGGCGCAACGCTTATGTCCAGGCCGGGATGCGCGTCGTGGCCGGCGCGCGCCTGTTCCGCGTCAACGCAGTGCTGGACGAAGGCGATCCGTCGCAATTCATCACGCTCGCTTGCGAGGAGTTACAATGACCGGCGCCAGCTTCAGCCTGCAGGCGGCGATCTTCAGCGCGTTGTCGGCGGATGCCGCGCTGCAATCGCTGATCGGATCGCGGCTCTACGATGCCGTGCCGCAACCCGCGACGTTTCCCTACGCGGTGATCGGCGACGACACGGAATCCAACTGGGACACCGCGACCGAACAAGGCAGCGAGCACATCGTCTCGGTCGATGCGTGGTCGCAAGGCGGCGGCCACAAGGAATCCAAAACGATCGCCGATGCGGTGCGCGCGGTTCTCGACGGCGCCTCGCTCGCGCCCTCTGGGCAAACACTGATCGACATCCGCTACCAGGGCGCGGAATTCGCGCGCCAACCCGACGGCGAAACCTATCGCGCCACGCTCAAGTTCCGCGCGGTGCTGGAACCGGAATGAGTGAGTAGGGAGTGGTGAGTAGGGAATAGCAATTTCGCCACTCACTACTCCCTATTCGCTACTCACTACTCACTACACAACGAAGACACTCACTCCAGAAGGAAACACCCCATGTCCGCACAACGCGGCAAAGATATGCTGATCAAGATCGGCGACGGCGCGGAAACGGAAAGTTTCACCACCGTGGCGGGGTTGCGCTCGACCACACTCGCGTTCAATTCGCAAACCGTGGACGTCACCAACAATGACTCCGCGAACCAATGGCGCGAGCTGCTGGCGGGTGGCGGTGTCGCCTCGGCGCAGATTTCCGGCTCCGGCGTGTTCAAGGACGCGGCGTCGGATGCAGCGCTGCGCACTGCCTTCTTCGCGCAAGCGCTGACGGATTTTCAGATCGTGATCCCGAGCTTCGGCACCGTCGCCGGCCCGTTCCAGATCAGCGCCCTGCTATACAAAGGCGAATA